CCGGGATGCCTACAACAACACCACCGCCCAAACATCAACCATCGGAGCAGCAGCCACAAGGCTGATGAAAGACCCACGCATCAAACGCATGGTCGAAGCAGGATGGGAAGAGACCCAGGAAGCACTGGCTGATGACATACAGGCCACGAGAAGGTATGTGGGACGCGCACTGGTGGCATTGAGCAGAGGCGGGAAGCAGGAAGGCACTCGCCTGCGTGCCCTAGAACTCCTGGGCAGAACCGCAGGGATGTTCCGTGACGCACAGGAACAGAAGCAGGCACCAGTCACCGCAGAGCAACTACGCAAGGAACTCGCGGGACACCTGCGCCTCCTCAGCACTGTGCAGAAGAAGGCATGACGCGAGAGAGGGGGTACTGGTCTCGGAGAGCAAGCACTGGCGCGGGTTGCAGCGTGGTGCGTGTGCGGCCTGTGTAAACGCCTGGGCTCCCCGTGCAAACGCATGGGCCTGGGTGCGCGACCCCACCGTGGTGGCACCCCCCGCTGTGTGCAAGTGACCACCCTCCGCTCGTATACGCTCAAATCCACTCTCGCAAATACCTCCCCACAGAAACCCCCCCTTGTCACGCCAAAAGCCCACCCCCCGGGGGGTATATAAATTTTGGAAAAGAGTTTACACGAACGAGTGTTTCTGTTTAAATCCTACCATGCTCAAAGACTACGCGTACCCCACGATGAAGGCAGAACGTGCTTTGAAGGACTTGCACGACGCTGTGTTGGATAAGGATTTGGAGAAGGCTCTGGAGAAGTCCAAAGACGCTGCGAAGTGGATTTGGGAGATTCAGGAGGCTTTGGTTGAGATGAAGGGTAAGGGATGAGACCTCGGCAGAAGATGACTCCTCAGTGGGAGAAGGTGCTGAGGTTTATCAGGGCGTACCTGAGGATTCACGGGGTGTCTCCGTCTTACGCCGTGATGGCCCAAAGTTTGGGATTGAAGTCCCGAGCCAATATGCACAGGATCGTGACGAGGCTTGAGGAGGAGGGGCACTTGGAGAAGAAGCCCCGGAAGTTCTACGCGATCAAGGTGGTAGATCGATCCGTGAAGGATGTTGCTTCCCTATGAGAAAAAACCGCAGGTTTTGTATAGCGAGGTACTCCGAGTGAGTCTGTTGTCTCAGAAGGAGACTGCTCAGTACTTGTCTATTGTGGACAAGGTTCCTGAGAAGGAGAGAGTGAAGATCAAGCAACTTCTGGAGTTTGACCGTGTCCAGAGGTGCCAGGAGTCCTTTCTCTTCTTTGTACAGCAGATGTGGCCTGTCTTTATCTCAGGTAGGCATCACAAGATCATGGCAGATGCCTTTGAGAGAGTCGCAAGGGGGGAACTTAAACGGCTGATCATCAACATGCCGCCCCGCCATACCAAGTCGGAGTTCGCCTCTTACCTGCTCCCGGCGTGGTTCCTTGGTCGGTTTCCTCAAAAGAAGATCATCCAGACTGCCCATACGGCTGAACTGGCAGTTGGATTCGGACGCAAGGTACGTAACCTTGTCCAGTCTGACCACTATCAGAAGGTTTTTCAGACCAAACTGTCCTCCGACTCAAAAGCGGCAGGCCGTTGGAACACGGAACAGGGCGGAGATTACTTCGCTATCGGTGTTGGAGGTGCTGTAACGGGTAAGGGCGCTGACATCCTGATCATTGACGACCCTCATTCGGAGCAGGAAGCCAAGCAAGGCAAGCCGGAGGTCTATGACGGGGTGTATGAGTGGTACACATCCGGCCCGCGTCAGCGTTTACAGCCTGGGGGAAGCATCATTATCGTGATGACCCGGTGGGCCAAGCGTGATCTGACGGGGCAGATTCTCAAAAATTCAGGAAAAGATGGTACGGATGACTGGGAAGTCATTGAATTTCCCGCAATTCTTCCGTCCGGGAACCCTCTTTGGCCCGGATTTTGGAAAAAAGACGAGTTGGAGGCCATCAAGGCCGAGATTCCGGTCGGGAAGTGGGAGGCTCAGTACCAACAGAACCCCACTTCCGAGGAAGGCGCGATCATCAAGCGCGAGTATTGGCAGATTTGGCACGACGAGGACCCCCCGTCCTGCGATTACGTCATTCAGTCCTGGGATACGGCCTTCGAAAAGCACAACCGGGCAGACTATTCAGCCTGTACGACCTGGGGAGTCTTCTACCGGGAGAACAAAAACGGGGAAATGAAGCCCAACATCATCCTTTTGGACGCCTTCAAGGACCGGATGGAGTTCCCGGAACTCAAAGAGAAGGCGATGGAGATGTGGAAGGAGTGGAACCCCGACACTCTGATCATCGAAAAGAGGGCCGCAGGCGCTCCCTTGATCTATGAACTGAGGAAGGCGGGTATCCCGCTGTCCGAATACACCCCATACAAGGGGCAGGACAAGATCGCCCGGGTCAATTCCATTAGCGATTTGTTTGCTTCCGGGGTAGTATGGCGACCGGAAAAGAGGTGGGCAGAGGAAGTTGAAGAAGAGATGGCTTCATTCCCAAACGGGGACAACGACGACCTCGTGGACTCCTCATCCCAGGCCCTGATGAGATTCAGGCAAGGCGGCTTCATCACCATCGACAGTGATGAGAAAGATTACCCTGTGCAGCCCCGTAGGGTTGCGTACTATTGAGGACCAATATGGCAACCAATATCGACCCGGCAATGGTTCCCCTTCTCCCAGAAGAGATGGGAGATGAACCAATGGTTGAGATTGAAATTGAAGACCCCGAGTCTGTCAAGATCGGGATTGGCGGGGTAGAGATTGAATTGGAGCCGGGTCGGGAGACCGCCGAAGACTTCGATGCCAACCTCGCCGAGTACATGGACGAGGGGGACCTCCAGGGGCTTGCCTCTGATCTGATCGGTCTTGTAGATGCGGACATCAACTCCCGCAAAGACTGGGCAGACATGTACGTCAAGGGACTTGAAGTCCTGGGCATGAAGTACGAAGAACGTGCTGAACCCTGGCTTGGAGCCTGTGGTGTTTACTCTCCAATCTTGACGGAAGCAGCAATCCGCTTCCAGTCCGAGATGATCACCGAGACCTTCCCCGCCCAGGGTCCGGTCAAGACCCAGATCATTGGTGAAGTCACTCGAAAGAACGAAGAAGCGGCGGAGCGTGTCCGTGATGACATGAACTACCGTTTAACGGACGAGATGATCGAGTACCGCCCGGAGCATGAGCGCCTGCTGTACTCCCTCGGTCTGGCCGGGGCCTCGTTTAAAAAGGTTTACTACGACCCCAGTCTGGGCAGGCAGATCGCTGCTTACATCCAGGCAGAGGACATGATCATCCCCTACGGCGCTGCCAATGTTTACACGGCAGAGCGCGTCACCCACGTGATGCGTAAGACCGAGAACGATCTCAACAAGTTGATGGCTGCGGGCTTCTACCGTCACACCGAACTGGGTGAGCCGGTTAGAGTCTTCACGGACATCGAGAAGAAGAAGGCAGAGGAGCAGGGCTACACCCTTACCGATGATGATCGGTATCAGGTGCTTGAGATTCACGTCGATTGGAATCTGAAGGGCTATGAAGATAAGGATGATGAAGGCGAAGAAACGGGCATTGGCCTCCCGTACGTCATCACCATCGAGCGAGGTACCTCAACGGTTCTATCTATACGACGGAACTGGGATGAGTCCGACCGAAGAAAACTCAAGCGCCAGCACTTCGTTCAGTACACTTATATCCCTGGCTTTGGTGCTTACGGCCTTGGCTTCATTCATATTATTGGTGGCTATGCTCGTGCAGGGACCGCAATTATTCGCCAGTTGGTCGATGCGGGAACCCTCAGCAACCTCCCTGGAGGTCTCAAGACCAGAGGTCTCCGTGTCAAGGGCGACGACACGCCTATCGCCCCGGGTGAGTTCCGAGATGTAGACATCCCCTCGGGGGCGCTGCGTGACAACATCATGCCGCTCCCGTACAAGGAGCCAAGCCAAGTTCTGGCTGCGCTGCTTGAGCGCATCACTGATGAGGGCAGACGCCTTGCTGCTATCGGTGATCTGAAGTTGTCCGACATGTCTGCCCAGGCTCCCGTGGGCACGACCTTGGCCATCCTTGAGCGGCAACTCAAGACCATGTCTGCCGTCCAGGCTCGCGTGCATGCAAGCCTGAAGATGGAATTTAAACTGCTCAAGCAGATCATCCGGGACTACATGCCGCCGGATTACTCCTACATCCCCGTGGGAGGCAACCGCGCCGCCAAGCAGGCTGACTATGACTTGGTTGAGGTGATCCCGGTCTCTGATCCGAACGCCGCCACGATGGCGCAGCGGATCATGCAGTACCAAGCCGCTCTCCAGTTGGCTCAGGGCGCTCCTCAAATCTATGACCTGCCCCATCTGCATCGTCAGATGTTGGAAGTTCTTGGCATCAAGAACGCCGACAAGTTGGTGCCTGTTGAGGATGACCAGAAGCCCCGCGATCCAATCTCGGAGAACATGTCATTCCTGACGGGAAAGCCTACAAAAGCCTTCATCTATCAGGATCATCAGGCCCACATCGCCACCCACATGGCGCTGATGCAAGACCCGATGGTTGCTCAGATGATCGGACAGTCTCCGATGGCCCAACAGATGGGCGCGGCCATCATGGCTCACATCGCAGAGCACATGGCCTTTGCGTATCGTCAACAGGTCGAAGAACAGTTGGGCGTGCCGCTCACTCCGCCCGATGCTGAACTGGATGAGCAGACAGAGGTGCAAATCTCCCGTCTGGTTGCTCAAGCCTCTCAGCAACTGCTTCAGACCAACATGGGTAAGGCTCAACAAGCCCAGGCCCAGCAGATGGCGCAGAACCCGCAACTCCAGATGGCGCAGGCAGAACTGCAACTCCGGGCTCAAGAACTGCAACGCAAGGAGCAGGACAGCCAGCGAGACTTTGCCATCGCCCAGGAAAAGATCAACTTGGAGCGGGAGCGGTTGGCAGTTGAAGCCCAGAAGGAGCAAGCCCGTCTGGCAAACCAGAACCGTCAGGCCGACAAGAAGATGCGGGCCGACATGCTCAAGACAGTAATGAAGCCACGCCCCAAGCCGGGCATCCCCAAACAGTGAGGTTTAAATGGCAACCACTGCGTTTTCCGTGGTATTGAAAGACATTGAGGAGACTCGGGAATCCATCGCCCGAGCCCTCATAGATGGTGC